TTCACTCCACCAGAAGCAATATATGGAGACCACAATACCTATGGAGACACAGGTGGAGCATCTCGTTTCTTCTACTGTCCTAAGACAAGTAAGAAGGATAGGAATGATGGATGTGATGTATTGGAAGATAAGCACTGGCAAATACTGAATACTGAATTTAAGGACCCTTTAGGATTACAAGGTTCAACAAGTGGTGTGAGAAAGAACAATCACCCAACAGTTAAACCAACAGAGTTGATGGCATACCTTATAAGGATGGTAACACCCAAAGGTGGAACTGTCTTAGACCCATTTATGGGAAGTGGTTCTACGGGTAAGGCAGCAGTAAGAGAAGGTATGAACTTCATAGGTATAGAGAGAGAAGATGAGTATATGGAGATATCAAGAGCAAGAATAGAACACGAACAAGGTAAGAATAAACATAGAGAATTCTTTAAAGAATAACAATATTATGAAGAAACAAACGGAACAACCTAAAAAGAGAACTCTATCTCAGAAAAGAGTTTTAAAGTGTTTAGAAGAAACACATGGAGTAGTAACCTCTGCTTGTAATAAAGCAAAGATAGGTAGAACACAATTTTATAGATGGTGTAATGAGGACCCAACCTTTAAGAAAGAAGTAGAAGAGATACAAGATAGTACATTAGATTTTGTAGAAGGAGCCCTCTTCAAACAAATAGAAGAAGGAAATATCACAGGTCAAATCTTTTATCTTAAAACCAAAGGGAAGCATAGAGGGTATGTAGAGAAAACCCAAGTAGAACATAGTGGTGAGCAATCTATAAAGTTTGATTTTAGTTAACAATGGCAATTTATATTAACTATGGATGTTAAAGATATATTATCAGGACTTGAAGCATTAGAACAACGAGCAAGAATAGCAGAGAGAAAAATAAACTACTCATCACAGCTAGATAGATTAGAACGAAGAGTAAGGGAACTAGAACAAAAACTAAATGAAGGAGGTATTATATAAAGGATTTACACCATATGAGTTCCAAAGACATATAATAGATACTATAATAGAAGAAGATGATATGTTCTACACAATGGTATGTGGAAGGCAGATAGGTAAAACCCTACTACTGATAAATATGCTACTCTACTATGGTATAAACAACCCTAAAACAACACTACTATGGGTCTCACCATACTACTCAATGGCAGTAAAAGTTTTATCACAGATATTAGATGCGATAGAATTTACACCAATAACCAAAGAAGCAAACAAAAGTGAGAAGATAATAACCCTCGTAAATGGTAGTAGAATATACTTCCGTTCAGCAGAGAAACCAGAAACTATACGAGGATTGAGTATAGATTACGCATTTATAGATGAAGCACAAGATGTAAGTGATGATGCATTCAATAAAGCACTACTACCTACATTAGCAGCTAAAGGTAAGAAGTGTTTGATAGCAGGAACACCTAAATCAAAAAACTGGTTCTACCAATACTTCCAACGAGGAGGAACACCCAACTATAATTCATTCACAGCACCTTCATCTATATCCCCATTCGTATCAAAAGCTTTTCTTAAAGAACAAAAAGAATCTCTTCCTCCTGCTATATACGAACAAGAGTTCGAAGCTAAGTGGCAGAGTGGTGATGGAGAGGTGTTTACTAATATAGATGGTGTTTGTATACTTGATGAGTGGATAAGTGTAAGAGAACGTACCTATGGAGGTTTAGATGTTGCAACCAAAGGAGATTATGCGGTACTAACTATAATGGATAGAAGTGGTAGAGTTGTTTATATGTGGAGAGAAAGAGGATTAGAATACACCCAGATAGTAGATAAGGTAGTGTACCTATGTAACAAATATAAAACACAATTATTAGTAGAAGCTAATGGAGTAGGTGACCCAGTCTATGAGATGATACGAAAGAAGTTAAGAACTACTAAACCTTTTATTACTACTAATAGTACTAAAGAGAATATTATTAGAAGATTGATTTCAGATATAGCTGATTCAGCATTAGAACTACCTTCACCTAACTTATTCCAACCACTATACAAAGAACTACAGATGTTCCAATACAAGTACCTACCAAGTGGTAAAGTACAATACGCTGCTATGAGTGGAGGACACGATGATACTGTCATGTCTCTTGCAATATGTAATTGGAATAGAATAGAAAACCCTTCACAGAAAAAACTTATCATTACTTCCCTTAGATAATTTTAACAAAACTTTAACATTTTAAATTTGGTAACTACAAATATTAGTTGTATATTAGTAGAAGATGATTGGGAAGTGCCTAATCACTAATTAAAACAATTAAAATATAAAATTATGAACACACAAGAAATTAAAGAGATTACATTAACAACTCAAGATTACAACATATTGTTTTCTGCATTAAGAGATGAATTTTATCAAAGTTATGACAGACAAGACGAGGACATTAAAAAAGTTTATATAAACCTTATTGAAAATCTTGAAAAATTAACATCAACTATGAATTGGTTAGATGCTGATGAAATTGTTATTGGTATGAAAAAACTTTAACAAAACTTTAACATTTTAAATTTGGAGATACGAAGTATTATTCGTATATTAGTAAAGTAATAACAATTAAACAATTAAACAATTAAACAATTAAACAATTAAAACTTAAAATTATGAATGCAATGACAGTTAAAACAACAAAACAGGAAAGAAGAAGCTTACAAAGAGAAGCGAGTATGAATGGTGTTCCATTCCAACCAGAAGTTAAAGAAACCTTATCAGATGTAGAGAAGGTAGCAAAACGAGTGATAGATATATATCCTTCAATTGAAGAACTTTCTAATCACGAACATATAGTTAAAATTTACAAAAACTGGGATTTGAGTAAGATTTCTAATAAAGTTTTTGTTGTGAGTGGAGCAGTTGACGAGATATGTAAGACAATGTATGGATTGGGATTTTGGAAATCTACATTCTTTTCTGCAGAAGCTGACCCACATGATTTGAATACTGGAAAAAATATTGGTGGTGAAGCACTTATATATGATGCAAATAAACAAACCTATAAAGTTGGATACTTGGAGTTCATCGCACTTACTAAAGTAATGATATGTTCATTCTTAGAGATACCATTAACGGATAAACAATATGAAGTTTATTTAGACTTCAAGTGTATCCCACATATATACCACATATTAGACTAAAAAACTTTATAAACCTTAAACAATTAAAGTTATCAAACTTTCCCCTCATACTTTAATTAGTATGGGGGTTTTTATTTATACCAAATGAAAATAAATAATATAATATAATATAAGAGATATATTATGAGCAAGAGTATAACCATAGAAATACCAACAACTATAACAGTAGGGGCCTATATCCAATTTGGAACACTTGACCATTTGAGTGATACAGAACGGATAGTAAAGATAATTTCAGTAATTGCATCCAAGAGTGAAGATGAAGTAAAAACTTGGGCAGTAGCGGATATATCTAAAATATACAAAGATTTAAATAAAAGATTAGAAGATACTGAACCAACCTTCCTACCAGCATTTGAGTGGGGAAATCAACTATGGGGGTTCCAACCACTACATAAGATGAGTGCAGGTGAGTATATAGACCTGGAAACCTACCTAAAAGATGGTGTAAAGGGATTACCCAATGTTTTATCCATATTGTATAGACCTATAACCAAAAATAGATTAGATGGTCTTAAATGGAAGATAATGAAGAATATAAAATATGTGATTGGGAAAAGTGAAAACCTATTTAAGTATTACGATATAGAGGAATATGATATAGAGAAACAAGAGTATAGAAAAAATCTATTTAAAACTCTACCAATTTCAGTAGCATTGGGAGCTTATAGTTTTTTTTTATCAACAGGACAAATACTCTTAAAAGATTTAGCAACCTCTTTCCGCAAAGAAATGAAGGGGATGAAGAAGGAGGACAAGGAGGAGTTCCAACGATTGCTGAACACTACGGTTGGTTCGGAACACTTTATGGACTTGCTAAAGAAGGTGGAATACTCAAACTAACTGGTGATAAATCAGTAACCGATTGCAATTTCATAACTATGCTAAACTGGTTGAGTATAGAAGATGAGATACATAAGGAACAAGAAAAAGAAGATAGAAGAAGATTACAACAAATGAGTTGGAGAAAATAATATGATAAACTACCAAGAAATAATAAACCTTTTTGAATTAGCAGTAGGAGAGAATATCTTTTATAAAGGGTTCGGCCATGGTTCCATAGATAATTTGGATAGTGCAGTAAATACAGGCTACCCATTATTCTTTATCAGGCCACAGAGTTCAGGTGGATTGAGTGGAGTAGATGGTAGAGTAAGAACCCTAACCTTTGAGTTATACTCATTAGATGTTCCTAAAATAGCAGACCAAGATAGGAGAGTATCCCTTTCCAATACAGAACAAGGGATATATGATGTATATGGATATATTTTAGATGGACCGGTTCAATACGATTTACAAATAACAATGTCTAATATAGTTCCGTTAGTAGAAGCCTTTGGTGATAAAG